TGTTACGTGTCCGGTTATTCCCCGGTTTTTCCACAGCGGTATTACAAACTGGCCCGCCAACCTTAAGTGTTAAAGTAATTTTTAGGTAACCAGCAAATAAATTTATTGCCGCATGTCTTGCAAATTGCTTTGCCTGCATGTGGTCCTGAATCTAATTTTACAGGTTGCCATTCGTGCTCTTTATGGATGCCTAGATTTTTGTTTAATTTATTTTTTTGCTCATGCCATTCTCGATCAAATCCAGTTTTTGGATTTAACCAATACTCGGAGTTTAACTCATACCTATAAGGTCTTCTTTCCCAATCGAGTTTTGTCATGATTTTATTTTTTTAATATGTGAGAGCCATGGACACGGACAGATATCTGTCCGTTATAATATTCATCGGATTCTAATACTTTGCGGTCGAATTGTTCACGGGCCTCAATGTAAGATGTTTCTGCTTTAGATTTACAGTAATGTAATATTTCTCTGGAAAAGTTGTGTTTGCCTAGGGTGTTTATGTCTTTTGTCAGCTCAACACTGGAGCCGTAATATTCTTGCCAGTCTGAATCAATTTTGCTGCGGACTTTTTTCTTTTTCTTGGTGCCGTTCTTTAACTTTACAGTCTTGTAGGTCGTTTTACTAAATTTTGCTAATTTTTTGCCAATATATTGGCGCCCGGTAACTATATTAGTGATGTTATAAACAAAACCAATACAGTCATCGGGTAATTCATTTACAACTTGACCTTGATAAGTCCAAGTCATTAATTACTTTGCTGCCTTGGCTTCCTTGCGAGCATTTTTTTCAGCAGTGATTTCATTGCGGCGAGCTTTAACTAGCTTGCCTAATTCTGCCAATGCTTTTCTTGATCGTGTGCCAGCAGCAGCATTGCCACCTGTAAATTTAGCATCTTCTGCTAGAAATTCTGCAAATTGTGCTTGTAATTGTTCATTAATTGTTGTCATTTTGTTGTTTCCTTAATTGTTTAGCTTCTTTTTTAGCAGCTATTAGTTTTTTCTTTTCTTTAACCTTAACCGCCATTTCTTTACGAATTGATTGGTTATTCTTTTTAATTTCACGTATTAATTTACCTAACTGCATTAGTGTCTTAATAAGATCCATTTGCGTATACGCAGTTGGTCTCTCCAAAAACCTAATATGATAATTGTGATAATCAAATAAAAGTTTTAAGAGTTTTTCATGTAATTCTACATACTTGTTTATCATTATGCCTCTACGAAGTCCACATCGTTTGAGTAAGAAGTAAAACTGTTTTCTTTTACAACACGTAACACATTGTTAACTCGACCAATTAATTCTTCTTTGTGACTTATTAAATATATATTCTTACTGCGTTCACGGGCCATCTTTTTTAGAACAGCCAGTCCAGATTCTACTCCAGCTGCATCCATACCTGCATCCATTAGCTCGTCTACAAACAATAAATTGATACTTTGATACAAGTTCTCCCAAACATCACGGAATGCAAAACTCATTGATAGTATTAATCGATTACGTTCACCACGAGATAAATTATCAAAATCTAATTCTTGACCATAGTGAGTAATTTCAACAGTAAGATCATTTTGAAATGTAACAGTGTGTGGCAATCCTAACTTGTCAATATAGTAGCCTAGTCTCTTGTTTAAGTAACTTAAATTCTGATCAATAATTTTTTTGCGGATAAAACTGTCTTTGTTAGTTAACAATTTGAGTAAAAACTCTTGATGATCTCTTATTTTGGCCAATTCGTTTACTGTATCCCAAGAAACTTCTTGAAGTGCAGTTTTACGAAGTTCTTGTATTTGTTCTTCGTAGGGATTGGTTTCTTCTGATTTTGCAAAAAGCGATCTTTCAAGGCTTTCTAAATTATTTTTATGTCCTAGTGCTGCTGCTTCAGTATCGTAAAATGTCAACGGTCTACGTAGCATTTCTCCTGTGCCTAGCTCGTCTACAATTTTTTTCAAATCCTGTGATACTTTATCAAAATATTTCATTGATTCATCTAGATGTTGAACCGCAAGATTAGTCATTTCTTCATGTTTGTGATCGTGTAACTCTTGTTCACAGGCATGACATGTTTTATTTCCTAGGCTTGCTAGTTCTTTCTCGTATTTTTTAACAGTTCGTTCGGCCTGCCCTAACGCAGATTCTAAAGTTGCTCGTTGTTTGTTCAAATTTTGAATCTTAATATTGTGATCAGACCATGCTTTAAGCTCAACATGCAGTGCTAATTCGTTTTCGATATCGACATTTGTTAACTGCATTATAGAATTAGCCAGACTTTCTAAGTCAGTGTCCTTCTTAGCATCCCATGCTCGACTTCTTAACACCAAAGTATCGATGCTTTTTTGAACATTATCGTTGGCTTTCTTAATACTTTCAATCTGCATAGTCTCTACTTGCACCGCATCTCGCGTTTCTTTTGCGGAAATTTTTAGTGCTTCTGCTTTTTCTGAAAGTAAGGTAATGCCTAATAACTGCTCGATGACTTCTCTCTGATCAGCTGCTCGCATACTCAAGAATGGTTCTGTATAAGTGTTTAGTGCAACTAGATGTCTAAACATAGTATGACTCATACCCAATAGAGTGTCAATAAATTTTTGAGTTTCTCTGCTATCACCTTGCGCATCATCTTCGGCTTTTTCATCTTTTTGTTCTTGATCATTAACAAAAAGTTTAAGCACATTGGGCTTACGTCCTCTTTCAATACGATATTTGATACCGCTCTTCTCAAATTCAACAGTGACTAACATGCCTTTGCCGTTAATTTTATTGATTAAGTTTTCTTTTTTAATATTTGTCAGCGCCTGGCCATAAAGTGCATAACTTAGTGCATTAACAATCGTTGTCTTGCCCGTTCCGTTTCTAGATCCAGTATCATCTCCGCCAAGATCTAAATTGGCACCTAATACTAAGGTAAGATGTTCCTTATCAAAGTCAACCGCCTGTGTTTGATTACCCACAGACATAAAATTTTTCACGGTTATATTTTTTATCTTAAACATTTATAGATTATTGTAAATTTCAAGCAGCATTTTTTGATCAAACTGATCGCTTGTAATTGCTACTAACTGCTCCAACACAATTTGATCAACACTTTCAAAACTTGCGTCCGGTGTATCATCTGTTGTAGTATCTAAACTAATTTTTTCTTGTATTAGACTAATTTCTCTAATATCTTTATTGGCCATGAACGTTTCTTTTAGGAAGTTTGCTTCTTCGTAACTGATATCAATATCAAGATTTACCTTAAGATACATTTTACTTTTGATAATAGTATCTTGTTCATCGATCAGCTTACTGAGCTTAAGAGTTCTAAACTTAGGGCAGTCAGGCCAGTTAATGAATTCTGGTGTTCCGCCCCATTCCATTGTCATCATCCCTCGCTCGTCGTCCCATGTATCTGCAAAGTTGTGCGGAAATGCATTACCGATATAATGAACTTTACCTTGACTTTGACGTTTATGAAAATGACCGCTAAACACATAGTCTTGATGCTGGAAGTGAGAGACTTGTAATTCACCGTGATCTGGCATCTGCACCATGGCATTCATGTAAAACAATGGCAATTCAAAGTGACCAAACATATATTTGCTCTTGGTTTTACTAATATCTTTCCATTCTTCTCCTACTAACCAAGGAACTAGTGTAACATCATCTATAGTTTGAACGCCGCTGACCACAGTGACTCCTGGAATATGTCGGCCAAATGCTGAACTATGAATATCTCTCTTGTCTTTATAGAACAGATCGTGATTGCCAGGAAACCAAAAAAACTGATCAAATGCAGCTCCTAATTTTTCCAGACAACGGATACTTGTATCTAGAGTAATAAGGTTAATAGAATTTCTATTGTGATGCCAGTCACCCATAAAGATTGCTGTTTCACATCCTGCTGACTTTGCTTCTGTAATAAACCAATCAACAAAATCTTCACAATCTTGTAAATGTAGCTGGCTGTTACTTTTTAGGCCCACATGCAAGTCTGTAAAGCAGGCTACTTTTTTAAATAATGACATGTTAATAAGTTGCTAAGTGGGTGTTCCACGCAAGGTGTTGCACTTTCATCCCAACGGATGCAAAAAGTTCTTCTAAACTTTTATTTGAAAACATAGCTACGTGTCCATTTCTTGGAGACAGATACCAATAAGCTGGATCTCTTTTTCCTTGCAAAATGTCATTAACTAGTGTAGTAATAAGAATGCTGCCATTAGGTTTAAGCCATTGCATCATTTCTTTTAGAGTTTCTTTAGGAGTTGGGCTGTGTTCAAGTACCTCAAAAGCAGTAATCATATCAAACTGCTTGTCTGTAGCCCAAGAAACTGGTTTATCCCACATGGGATCCCAGCTTTCTACCTTGTATCCCAGTTTAACTAGCTCTGAACCAAATACTGCAGGTCCTGCTCCGTAGTCTAAAATATCTATATTTTTATTGTATCCTATAGATTTACTAAACCACTCAACATCTCTAAGACTTCGGGCACCTTGATATTCGGGATCAACTAGTAAATAATCATCATTATATATATTATCCTGAAAGTCTTCCTTAGACCAATCGTCAAAATCAGTACTAAACAAATGTCCGCAGTGATTGCATTTAAGATAATAAATGGCAACTCCGCAGTAATCTAAATAAGTTCCGTTTTGTTCTTCGCAGCTTTTATTAAAATCAACAGTTCCCCAAATTGAACTTGAGTGATCACATACTGTACAGTGTTTTTTATATAGTTCCGGATCGTATGGTTTCATTATTGTCTCCTATACTTACTTTAACATAGTAGCCAAATACAATCAAGCCGCTGTATCACTATCTTCTTCAAAATCACTATCTTGGCTCTTGGGCATACGTAGATTTTTATATATTTCAGCCTGCCGGGCAATCTCTTCTGAGAACTCTGCTTTGTTTTGGCGGGTCATACTAGGAGTCAATCCTGCTTCTTCTAGCAGATCATCTCGTATATTTTGACTTTTCTTCTCAATATTCAATATTCTAGTGAACGAATTAGTAACTGCGGCAGTGTAATAGGCAAATGGATTTTCTGATTTACTCTCATCAAATTGTAAACCAATCTGACTTAACTGCAAAATAGCCTGTCCCTTCATCTCATCAATATAAGTGTAACCTCTCCAGTTACTACGTTGGGCATATCTCTCGCTAAGTTTGATATACATCTTGCCTAGATTCTCAGTAATGCGTCCGTGATCTTTACTAAACTTACCTTTTTCTACAGAGCCTTTCCAATGACTCTTACCTACACATTCTAGTTCACCGCTTTCATTAAACTTCCAATGTTGAAAAGGAGGAAAGTTTACTTTTTCGTGCGCATCTGCTGTAGTTTTAGTTGTTTTTTTACGTCCAGGAGCTAAGGGAATATGATCAAATGTCATAATACGTATAACAACATCTGTTTTTGCAACGGTTGTGTAATCTGGTAAGCATTCTGATAGTTTGATCTTCTTATCGCCTGCTAGTCTTGCTTTAGTGAATGCTTCTAGTCCTAGACGTTTTGCCTTGTTACGTTTGGCATCTGCAATTGTTCTAATATTAATTTTATCTAAACTTGTTAGAATAATATCATATTGACTATATTCTGGTTTAGTATAACTGCTAAAACTGCATTTACTTCGGTGTATTTCTGCTAGTAAATCTCTATTATTTAGATATTTTACTTTACGACCGGTGGGGGTTATTGTTACTGTCATTTAGATA